CGATTATGTACTTTGGCCTTGGGCTGTGGTGTATGTGCGGCCATCATGCTTGAGGAGGCCGTACGTGACAAAGCGCAATGAAACCGTGAAGCCCGACGCAAAGAAGCCGCGCGAGATCAGAACCCCGCGCAAGGAACGAGGCGGCGGCAAACGTCCACCTAAGACAAATGATCCTGAAGAGAAGACAGAGAGGTACATGAGAGCCACGTCAGGCTCGCATGCTCATGTCGTGAGCACGGCAATGAAGCGGACTAACCTCCTGAAGTCTCTGGCCGAACCTCACACCGCTGCGATGATCGATGTGATGGTGAAGATCGCTACCAATGAACAGATCCACGCATCAATTCGTCTCGAGGCGGCGGACCGTGTGCTCAGTCGCGCTCACGGCAAGCCTAAGGAGCACATTGAGATCGAGGATAACTCTTCAGCGGCGACTGAGACTGACGAGGTCACGAAGCTGCTCAACAACATCCTCGCCAAGGTCGGCGCTCCTCTGCTCGATGCGCCGTCAGAGCCTCGTACAGAGCCGAGCTCAGCTCCAATAGAACCCTCCTCGGAGTGATCGTGGTGGTGTTCAGACGAGGTGTGGCGTTGGGCTGTGAGGCTCTGCTGGCGTAGGGCGCGGTCCCCTTGAACCGTGGGCCGGATCCCGCCAGCCAGCCTGGTACACTTGGGGGAAATTTAGACTGTAATTGGTTGTGTACACAGCAAAGCCAGCTGAGTATGCAATGCCACCATGCTGAAGGAGAAGATAAAGTGAAGCACAAGTTGATTGTTGTCAGAGACGATGGCGTTTCGCACACATCTGACTTTGACGGTTGGTATGCCGAGACGGCATGCTTTGCGTATTTCAAAGATGTTCAGTGTGATACGCGCACACTGTATGCGGTGGTCCTACACGGCCACGAGTCTGTGTTTTCGCCACGAGCTGAGTGGTCTAGGACTGCTGTGCAGCTCGAAAAAGCAAGTCAAGGGGAGGACAATGTCTGACGACAAACCAAAGCCATCACTGAAGGTCGAGCAGCGGAAGGCACCCGACTGCCGGTTTGTCGTGGACATCTTTGACGAGTCTGGCCGTCTGATCTGCTACTGCGGACCGTACAACAGTCGACGCGATACCATGGTCTGCGTGGACCTGTTCGTGACCCACGGCTGGTCGGTCGGAAATGCGCTTGAAGTCTTAGCGAGCTGAAGGAGACACCGATGACTACTATGATCTGCAAGGCCAGCTCCGTACCGTTTTTCACGGCTGGCAAGACCTACGAGGTTGACTATTCGTCAACGACCGAAGGCCTGATGACCGACAACGACGGAAACCAGCTCTTGTACTGGCGGGACCACGCTGAGTTTGTGTCCTCAGCCAAAGCACAGGTGCAGGCCTGGCAGGCAGAGTGGCAGAATTGCCCGACATCGCACTGGGGCGACGCGATCGGTTGGCATACGGCAGAGGAAATCGCCCGCCGCCTCGATGAACTCATAACGAAGGAGACCTGAGATGCTGAAGACCTTTGTGGCCGTGTTGTTGGCCAACCTGGTGAGCGTGGCCATCGTCGTGGCCGTGATCGACGCGCAGGCAAGCAATGCCCGCACTGAAGCAGCATTAGAGGCGGCTAATGGGAACTGAGACCAGCGCACCGACGCCAAACCCGGTAGCTGAGAGCGCGATGGAGCCGGTTGCGTGGATGTATGAGCATCCACTCTGGGAACAGCACTGCGTGCCACCCGTCTTTCAGCGAGAACGTGCCGATGAGCGGCGGTCTAATGATGGCTGGGTCGAAACACCTCTCTACGCTCACCCCACCTCTACCGATACAGGCCTCGTGGTGGAGTTGGTCACGGAGTTAGAGGACGACATGGTCGTAGCGCTTCGACAGATCTATGAAGAAGGCATGAACAATCATAGCACCAGATGCCGAAGCTGGTGGCCACTGGTCGTCAGCGTGGTCAAGCGCCACGATAATGAAGAGCTGCAAAAAGCCGCGAAATGAGCGGAAATTCAGAGCTATCCCAAGCGCCTTATGGCGGAGGCGGAACACAAAGGGTAGCCCGTTACCCAACCAGCGGCGCATTCTGAGCTGTGCTGGAAAGTTTCGGAATGTGATACACCTCTCGGCTTAGTGCCGGCCGGGTATAGGAGCGTCAGATGGCGATTACTTCACTGAATGATTACATTGCCGCCCTCAAACAGCGGTGCATCCTCACGAAGACTGCCACCCGAACCTCTACGGCGCTTGCATCGATGTCGGTGTTCGATCTGGCCGGGTCACCGGGTCCTGGAGCGCTTGCCGGTGTGAGCACCGTCGCCGGGGTGGTGCCAGTCGCTGCTGACGCTGGCTATCCGAACATCCAGGCCTTCCCGGCCGGGCTTCGTGGCTACCTCAGCCGCTTGTCGTTTGGCTGGAACGTGGCCGGTCGCCTCTCGCTGTATGACAGGCTGTTCGTGGCAGGCGCCTATGCGTTCAACGCTGATCAGGTGCTGGCGGGTCAGCCGAGCTTCCTCAACCGGATCCCCGGGGACTTGCCAACTGCGAACACCGAGCTCTGGCTTGAGACGGTGGTCGCCACCGCAACGGGTCACGTGGTCCAGGTGTACTACACCAACCAAAACGGCGTGCCGGGTCGGACCACGGGCGCCATCACGGTCGGCACCACGGCGGTCGGCCGCATGACGCAGCTGCCGCTGCAGTCCGGTGACCAGGCCGTCTTGTCGGTGGATCGCGTGGTCTCAACGGTGGCAACCGCAGGCACGTTCAACGTCTGTGTGATGCGTCCCATCGCAGCTGACGGGCTTCGCGTGCCGTTGGCCGGGTTCAGCACCACCTACGATATGCTCTCGACCGGGCTTCCGCAGATCTTCGAGACGTCGGCACTGTTCCTGATGGCCACGCCGGACTCGACGAGTACGCAGCTGCCGTTCATGACGGCTGAGGTGGCGATCGGATGAGGAACCTCTGGGGACTTCAACCAACCGGCAAGGGCGGTGACGCGCTGGTTGGTCCAAGCATGCAGCTCGTGGAGTGGGAAGCCCTTCGCGAGTCGCAACCTGTCCGCAGCGTGTCAAACGAGCATCGGACCATCCGCATGACCGGCACGCAGAGCGACCGAACGGTGGCGGTAGGAGAGTAAGATGGCAATTCCCAATGAGTCGTACCGTGTGGCTGAGCCGATGGATCCATCTGACCTCGTGGACGTCCTGGTCGACTTGCGTGGTCTTCTAGAGGACAATGAGCAGGTCCAATCGTTCTCGGTGGTGCTACTTCCTGAGGCCGTCGCAGTCGGTCTGACGATCGCGACCACTGGCGAGTACATCACGAAGCTCGTCAATGGCTACACTGGCTTGCTGGTCTGGTTGCAGATCGATCCGAACTACGTTGCAAATGACGTGTTCATCGATGGGATCTGGCTTCCGTTCGAGGTGACGGTCAAAACCTCGTCAATCCCGGCCAGGCGCCGGCAGCGAACCGTTTTGGTGGAGGTGAAGCAGCTATGAACATCGATAATGGCCGCCGCGTAAAGGCGGTGCTGGAGAACTACACCGGCGAGGTCGGGTTGGTCACGTACCAGGGCAAGCTGCAGTGCGCCTACATGTCAACGAAGGGCGCACCGAGCGTTGACAGCCAGGCAACCGTCGAGGGTCGGAAGTACAAGGTGGCAAGCGCGACCTCGGGCAAGCGGATCACGAACTTCGTGACCGTCGTGCTGAAGCCGTTCATCTGACATGCGTACGCTTACAGAGATCATCGAGCATCTCGCCGCAACGAACCCGGTGGCTGCGCGTGCTGCGCTAGCGGCGATGTCGCAGCTGCCGGCAGACGTGCAGAAGAAGATGCGCTACATGTGGTCGCTGAATGCTCGGCCGGCACAGATGAAGCCCGAACCTTTTCCGTGGCGGAACGACCCGCCGCCTCCGGTGTCAGAGCTGGGGAAGGTGGATCGTCGGACACTGGATTGGTTCACGTGGCTGAACCTAGCGGGCCGTGGGTTTGGCAAGACCCGGGCCGGCGCCGAGTACATCCGAGGCGAGGTCGAGGAGGCCCAGCGGCGAAAGAAGCCGATCCGTGTGGCCTTGGTTGGCCCAACCGCTGCTGACGCCCGTGACGTTATGGTCGAGGGCGACTCTGGGATCCTGGGCGTGTGCCCACCAAACAACATGCCGAAGTACGAGAGCTCCAAGCGCCGGCTGACCTGGAAGGACGGATCGATCGCGACGCTGTACTCGGCTGAGGAGCCGGAGCGCTTCCGTGGTCCGCAGCATCACATTGGCTGGGCAGACGAGCTCGCAGCGTGGCCCGATGCGCAGGCCGTGTGGGATATGATGATGTTCGGCATGCGCTTGGTCCGGCCAGGCGGCAAGGGACCGCAGGTAGCGGTAACCACGACGCCGAAGCCCATCCCGATGTTGGTGAAGCTCTACCGTGACCCCACCACGTTCGTCACGACAGGCTCGACCTACGACAACAAGGCGAACTTGGCGCCAACGTTTTTCAACAACGTCGTTGCCAGTTATGAGGGCACGCGGCTAGGTCGCCAGGAGATCGCTGGTGAGATCCTGCTTGATGTGCAAGGCGCTCTGTGGTCTGGTGCGATCATCGACAAGAACCGAGTCACGCCGGACCAGGTGCCACCGCTCGTCCGGATCATTGTCGCCATCGATCCCAGCATCTCGGATGCAGAGGGCGCTGACACCGGCATCGTGGCAGCGGGCGTGGCCGAGAACGGTCATGTCTACATCCTCGAGGACAACTCGCTTCAAGGGCCGCCTATCGAGTGGGCCCGAAAGGCCGTGGCTACGTACGTCCGACTCAAGGCGGACAAGATCGTGGCTGAGATCAACAACGGCGGCGCCATGGTGGAGGCCACGCTTCGGCATACCGCTCCGAGCATGTTCGCCTACAAGGGAGTTCACGCCAGCCGCGGTAAGCTCACCCGAGCTGAGCCGGTCTCTGCCCTCTACGAGCGCGGCATGGTCCACCACGTCGGGCTGCTGAAGAAGCTCGAGGACCAGATGGTCGCGTACTCACCCACCATGGCCGGGAAGATGCTGGTGGACCGTATGGACGCGTTGGTGTGGGCAGTGACCGAATTGGCTGTGAAGGATGTACAGAGCGCGCAGCGAAAGGGTATGTTCGCGGATCAGTAACACCCAGCTGGAGGCAGATTGAGCCATGGCCCTTGCACGTAAGCTTCCCGACCCATCCATTCCAGATCCGTGGGTCTCGGCGATGCAGGAGAACGCGGACCTCCCGTCGAGCTTGATGGGTGGCACCAAGGCGATGCAGCAGGCCAGGGAGAAGTGGCTTCCAAAGAACCCGAACGAGTTCAAGGACGACTACGAGTACCGGCTCAAGACCACCCGGCTTCGGAACTACTTCAAGCGGACCGTGCAGAACACAGCTGGCAAGTTGTTCAGTAAGCCCTTCCAGGTCGAGGGCGGACTGCCGGTGATGACGGAGATCAGCTACGACGTTGATCGGGCCGGCACCGACATCCAGGCATTCGCCAAGAACCTGGTCATCTCGGCTCTCGGCACCTGTGGCATGGCGCTGTTCCTGGTCGACCGCGATGCGTCGAGAGCAACCACAGCCGCCGATGATCAACAGCGGAAGACAGCACCGTTCTGGGTCCAGATCCCGATCGAGAACCTGATCGCGCTTCGCCACCAAGTGGTCGATGGTGAGAAGGTCATCACGCAGCTTCGCTACTACCGTGAGATCGAGAAGCGGGTCGATGAGTTCGAGACCGAGGTGGTAAAGCAGATCCGGTACGTCACCCGCGATGAGTGGCGCGTGTACGAGTGGCTGGAGGTCTTCGCCGTGGGTGGCAAGAGCTATCGTCCGAAGCGTTGGGCGTGGCAGGTGGTGAGCCAGGGTGAGAACACGCTGGGCGAGGTTGCGCTGGTGCCGGTTTATCTCGGCCAGACTGGCTACTTCCAATCCGAGAACCCCCTCGGCGATCTGGCCGACATGAACCTAGAGCACTATCAGATCCGAAGCGAACAGCGCCGCTCGCTGCAGGTCAACAGCTTTCCCATGCTCGTAGCATTGAACTACGACGGCGACCTCAACGACATCGTGGTCGGGCCGAACTCGATCACGGGGATCAAGGGCGGCGAGGGTTCGAAGAGCGCTGACCTGAAGTTCGTGGAGTCAAATGGCCGACACCTTGATGCAGGACGCAATGAGGTCAACGACACCGTCGACCAGATGCGCGCCTTCGGTGCGCAGTTTGATAAGCCAGGCGAGGTCGGCACGGTTGAGTCCGCAAGTGGTCGCATGATCGATGCGCAGGAGGCGACGACCGTCCTTCAGCTATGGGCGTTGAGTCTCAAGGACTCTGTTGAGGTCGGCCTCTACTATACGGGCAAGTGGCTGGGCAACGACGGCAGCATGGAGAAGGTTGGCAAGGTCAATATGAGCCTTGACTTCACGCGCGTGCTCTCCGAAGCAGGCCTGAAGATGATCCTTGAGGCCCGAAAGCTGGGCGACCTCAGCCGTAAGCAGTTCCTGGAGATCTACCGCCAAAACAGCCTCGTCGGTGAGGACTTCAACTACAAGGACAACGACGAGGAGTTGGACGATGAGAAGCCGGAGGACCTGATCCCAGCGACTGCGACGAAGCCCAACGTCCCGGCGCCATCCAATGCCTGACGCCAACACCGAGCTCCTCGATGAGCTCATCATGCATCAGGTCTACGTTGAGCGGTTCAAGAAGCGTCAGCTGACTGACCTCCAGGCCTTTCTTCAGAAGCTGATGGACGATGTCTCAGCGCAGCTGGGACAACGAGGCGCTGATCTGGAAGGTACTGCACGATC